TCTCAAGTTGCTCGCGCTACGTCACGACCCGCGCCGGCGCTCCCGGCAAAATCTTCTTTCACTACATCGCAACCGCCGTTTGGTGGATTCCCTGGTCGAGTCTGGTCATCGAATGGATCAAGGCCGCGCAGGAAAGCAAACACGGCGACCAGACCGCCTTGCGGCAGTTCATGCAAAAGCGCTTGGCGTTGCGCTGGGAAGAGCGCGGCAGCGGCGCCGGGGATGACGATGTCTTGGCCTGCCGAGGCAAATACCTCAAGGGCACCTGTCCGATCGACAGCCCCACGATGGTCACACTCTGCGCCGACCCCGGCCAAGACGCCACGCACTGGAGCGCGTCGGCATGGTCGGCCGACGGGCAGTGCTACGTTTTCGACTACGGCACGGTGCTCGCGCCCGAGGCGCTGCTCGATTTTGAGACCCGCCGATGGAAGACGCCAAGCGGCCAAGAGGTTCGCGTTGAAGTCGGGCTCGTGGACTCGGGCGATTTCACCAACCGCATTTACACCTTATGCGCGCAGTCGCGCGGAATGTTGCTGCCATCGAAAGGCACGGCGTATTCGTTCGGCACCTGGTCGGTCGGGGTGGCCAAGGGCTTTGAGCCGATGCAGCTCTACACCTACGTCGATTACCAAGCCAAGGTGGCGCTCTACCTCGAAAAGATCCATCGCCGCAAAGCGCCGTTCCTTTCTTTCCCTGCCGATGCCGACGATGAATTTTTGCGCGGACACATGGGGCAGCGGCTGATTGTGCCCAAAGGCGGCAAGCGCAAGGAGTGGCGCAAGGTGGCCACCGACCACTACGGCGACTGCACCAAGCTCCACCTTGTTTGCGCGTGGATTGTTCGCAACCTGTTTGACGCCGACCCAATAGCAAATGACGGACACGAGCGGACTGAAGAGGCGGATACGCCGGTTGCTGCGGCAGGGTAGTTGGACGCGCGGCGACATCGAGCGCCTGTCCGATAAATGCTTTGCGGCGTCCGAGGCTGGCCAGGATCAAGTCAGCGTCACGGGGCTATCCTCCGACGCCGGCCAGCACAGCGGCATCCTGACCATGTCGGCCAAGGATGTCGGCACCGCCTGCGAAGAAATCCTCGATGAGCTGGATCTCGGCGGCGGGCGCATGAGCAACGTCAATTTTTCTGGCCAAGTGGTGGCTGGCTAAATTGCAGGGTCGACAAGAGGTTAAGTCAGAAGGCTCATACCCTTCCATGCGCGGGTTCAAATCCCGCCCCTGCTACGGCAACAGAGTAAAACCCCCAAAATCAAGGGGTTAGCAGGAGGCAAAAATATTTTCAAAAAAGGTGATCTTTTTTCTTGCATACGCAAGCGGCTTGCGTATCTTGGGGGCATGGAAACACTCAAAGCCAACATCGAAGCCCTCGCCGCAGAACAAAACAAAACGCCCTTGGAAATCATCACGGCCCTGCAAACGGGCGCGGTCAAACTCAACAACAACGAACTCCTCGACGCCCTTTGCGAAATCAAATGGGACTACATCAGCCTCTAACCATCAACCGCCACACACAATGCACCTCAAAAATCACCGCAACCAATATCAGATCGACATTGACCGAGTGTTCGATGACATTCCGAAAGCCGTCTTTGCCGCTATCGCCTGTTCTGCCTACGAGCAGATAGGAGTTAAGTCAGAAGACTTTGCCGCACGAATCGCTGACGAGTGGCGCTGCTTGCACCTCAACGGCATTGTGCCTAACAAGCCGACCAAAAGAATTTTGCAAATCGGCAAATCTTGCGACCCGTTTCGGGAATAAAAAACACACACAATGAACATCACCGACATCGCACACGCTGCCGCAACGTTCAACGCGCAGCACGACTACGATATTGAAGCGGCACTAAGCCTGACCTCGATCATTCTTCGCCACGCGCACATTGTGCAGATTGCGCGGACTAAAGCCGCCGATCCGCAACTGAAGCTTCCGATTGAGCTTGCCGACGATGCCCGCTAACATCGCGGGCGTGAAATGCCCGAACTGCAACAAACCCTTGCCAGCCAGTTTCGTGGACACCCGCGCCACTGGCAGCAAGGGCGGCAAGGTCAAAGGGCCAAGCAAGGCTCGCACTAGCGACCAAGCCCGCGCGGCAGTGATGGCTCGTTGGGCCAAGCATAGGAAAGCGACCAAAGTCTGACATTTGACACGCCACGCGCGGCGTGGCGGAAATCAAGAAATCAAGCTGGGGCGGCCGACGCGAAGGAGCGGGCCGCAAGCCCAAGACCCTCGCGGCCCCGCCCGCCGAAACCAGCCTTGCCGCCTATGAGGGCGCCGAGCCGCACGCCTCGCGCGGCTATATCTACTTTCCAACGCTCAACCCTGCCCTCGAGCTGACGCCCCTCAAGCGCGAGACCTTGATGAAAAAGGCGCGTTGGCTGACCAACAACCAAGGCTTTGCCCTGCGCGCCGTGGACGGCATCGCCCGCTATTGCGTCGGCACTGGCATTATCCCGCAGGCCCGCACCGCCAACACCGAGTTCAACCGCGCGGCCGAGCGCCGTTTTGAGGACACGGTTTGCAACGAACCTGGCGCCTTCGACCGCGCGGGGCAAGTCAACTTCTATGAGGCCCAAGCTCTTGTCCTTCGCCAAGTCATGACCGACGGCGACTTCTTCGGCCAGTTCATGAAGTCCCGCGAAGAGCAGGCCATGATGCGATTTGTTGGCGCCGAAAATGTCGGCAACGCCGCAGCCATGGCGGTCGGCATGGATCAGGCGCAATGGGTGGACGGCGTCCGCCTCGACAGCTTCGGCCGCGCCATCGCTTACCGCGTGCTCAACACCGACCGCCGCGTCAGCCGCGACATCCCGGCGGCCGATATGCTGCATTTCCGCAAGATCCGGCGCAACGGCCAGGCCCGTGGCGTGACGTGGTTGGCGCACGCCGTCAACAAGCTGCAAGACATCACCGAAGTCCTGCAATACGTCCAGCACAGCCACAAGCTCTTTGCCCAAATCGGATTCATCGTGACCAGCGGCGAGGCCACCTCGACGGACTTCGGCGCCCGCTTGGCCTCCATTCGTGGCGCCACGGCCGGCGCAGCGCCCACGCCCGAAGTCACCGCGCAGCGCCTTTTCGATACCTCCAGCGGCATCATGAATCTGAAGCCCGGCGAGAAGATCGACGCTTTCAGCAACCCGCACCCCGGCCCGACCATGGAGCCGTTCCTTAATTATTTGGCGCGGGATATTTCGTGGGGCATCGGCGTCAGCCCTGAAGTCCTTTGGAGCATCGCCGGCATCGGCGGCGCCAACACCCGCCACGTCTTGCAAGACGCATCGGTCTTCTTCCGTGAAGTGCAAGATATGCTCATCACGCAATTCTGCCGCCGCTTCTGGCTGTATTGGCTCTGGCACGAGATGCGCGCCGGCCGATTGCCGTATCCCGGTGACGATTGGTGGCGTGTCGATTGGATTCGTCCCGCCCGCCCGACCGTTGACTTTGGCCGCGACACCAAGGCCGTCCTCGAGATTGTCCGCCAGGGCGGCATGAGCATCCGCACCTTTGCCGAGATGCACGGGCTCGATGAGGAGATGGAAGAGGATGCGGCGATCATGACCGCTAAACGCCGCATCGAAAAATGCGCGGCGGCGGGCATCCCCGTCGAAATGGCTTTTCCCGAGATGGCGCCTTCCGCGCCACCGGCACCCATGAACACACCCGATGAAATTAATCCGCCTGCCGCGCCCGCAGAAACTCGGCCCGGTCAGCCTGCAAGCTGACACTACCTACGTCCTCGAGGACAGCAACGCTGGCTACCTTCTCCAATACCCCGATGTGGAGATCCGCGAGTTTCCCGTGGAACGACCGAGGTTGGACAAAGGCAGCCTGCTTATTAGTCGCCCTGGCGGTTTTGGTGACTTGCTTTTTCTCACGCCCGCCCTTCGCGCCCTGAGAGCGCGCAAAACGGACATAAGGCTCGGAGTGGCAGCGGCCGAGAAATACCACGAGGCGCTTTCCGTCTTTGCCGAGCGTCACCGCATTGAGCTTCTGCCCTATCCTCTGACGCTCGACCAGTGGCAAAAATGGGACGAACACGCCAACCTTGAAAACCAGATCGAGTTCGGCGCCGACTCGCAAGCCCTGCACGCTGTTGATCTTTTCGCCAAGTGCATTGGCGTAGAACTGACCGAGGGCCAACACATCGAGTTTGAGCCCGAGCCGGGCGGGATTGCCGCCATGCGCGCAAGATTCCCCAAAACGCGCAAGCGCGTTGCCATCCAACTCTCTGCCAGTGCGCCGGCCAGAAGTTACCCGCGACATCTTTTCCAGCCGATGGTGCAAAGCATCATTGATCTCGGCGTGGAGATCGTCTTCGTCGGCGCCCCCGGCGAGCTGAACATGGCCAGCGTTCCAGACCAATATCTTAACCTTCCCGGCGAACAGCCGCCCTTGTCTTTCGCGCAAAGCTGCGCCGTTTTGGCCGACTGCGATGTGGTAGTCGCTCCCGACTCGGCTATCTGCCATGTGGCGGCAGCCATGGGCCTGCCAGTGGTGGCCCTGTATGCCGCCTTCCCGTGGCAGCTCCGCACCGCCTACCAGCCGACCGTCCGCGCTTTGACGGGCCACGCCCCGTGTGCGCCATGCTTCCATCACTCACGCGGCGGCCAAGCCTTCCCTGAAGGAGCGCCCTGCAACACGGCCGGCTACTGCGTGGCCATGGCCAACATCGAGCCGCAGCGCATCGTGGCCGAAGTGAAAAAACGTTTATGATCGACCTCCATACTATCGCCCAAGCCATCGGTCTGAAGCCTCGCCACGTTGTCGAAGTCGGCGTCAATGAGCCACACCGATGCAGTGTCGCCCGCTTTATTGCCGACGGCGCACGCGCCACGCTGGTCGAACCCTTGCCGTGGTGCGCCAAAAATTTGCGGGCAGCCTTTCCTTCGGCGCGCGTCATCGAAGCTGTCTGCGCTCGGGCCGCCGGCGAGGTCACACTCTACGACCGAGGCGAGGGGGCATGGATTGAGGACGTGCCCAAAGGCGGGGCGCCCGACGAGCACCCGCAACACAGCGGCATCGTCCGCGCCAATTTTGACCAGCAATTCAAGCGAACTGTCAGCGCCATCAGGTTTGGCGACGGCATCGACGCGGAAGACATCGACATCTTGGCCGTGGATACCGAGGGCGCCGAATGGTTCGTCATCGGCCAAATGCAAAAGGCCCGCCCACGACTAATCCGCGTCGAAACGCATTTCACCCATAGCGGCTACCGCAACCCTTATTGGTCGGAAATTACCGACCGCCTGGCGTCCCTCGGCTACGCGCGCGCCGTGGAAGACGTAAGCGACACGCTTTTCATTCGCCGAATTTGACACGCCCTGCGGGGCATGAACTTTTTCCAATCCCTTGCCGAGAGCAAGGTTGATCGTGAGACGGGCGTAATCGCCGGCGTCTCGGTCATCAGCGTCGGAGAAGCCAAGGGCCACGGAATGTTCGTGGACGGCACGACCCTCGAGCAAGTGAAGCTCGCCGCCGAATCCCACGCGGACGGCGTCAAAGTGAAGACCGACCATTGGAGCGGCTTCAACGGCATCGTCGGCGTCATCAAGAATTTCCAGATCGACGGAGAAAAACTCCGTGGCGATCTCCACCTCCTCGAGAACCACGAGGCCCGCGAGAAAGTCCTCGAGATGGCCGAGAAGATGCCGAGCCAGTTCGGCATCAGCATCAGCTTCAGCGGCGAAGCCGAAGCCAAGGAAGTCGAAGCAGCCGAAGGCGTCACCCGCGAAATGAAGTTCGCGCGCTGTGAATCGCTCGAAGCCTGCGACCTCGTGGATTCGCCTGCCGCCAACGCCGAAGGGCTGTTTTCCGCCCCGGCGCCCGACCAGTTTTCCAAGACCCTCAAAGAGTTGTCCGCTCAGAACGTCACGCTTCTGGCGCGCGTCGAAGACCTGACCACCAAGCTGGCCAGCGAAGAGACCGCGCACAACCTGACCCGCGACGCCCTGACCAAAGCCGACGCTGCCTACCAGACCGAAGTCGAATGGCGTCAGCGTCTCGAAAAGTTCCAGGCGCTTTCTCCCGCCACCGTCATCGCTGATCCCGCGCTTTCCACCGAAGCCGCCGAGGACACCGACGAAGCCAAGCTCGCCAAATACCAAGCCCTCACCGGCCGCGAGCGCACCTCCTATTTCCGCGAGCACAAAGCGGCGCTGGAACGCGCTGCCAAAGCCGCCTGATGCACCGACCGCTTTGACAACTCTCAACCACTAACAACTCACAGAAAAAAACAGTCATGCCGACCAACACCATCTCCTCCGAGCTGCAAATCACGCAAATCCTTGACGGCGCCCTGCGCGCTCTCAAGCAGTCGCTCTTGCCGCTTTCCGCCTTCACCACCGTTTACCGCGATGTGCCGCTGCTCGGCACCGACAAGATCGCCGTTCCTTTCCACGCTCTGGAAACGGCCGCCTCGGCTGATTTCAACGGAACTTACGCCATGGCCAACAGCGCGACCAACGTCCGCGAGGTCACGGTCAACAAACGCAAGTATCAGTCCATGGGCTTCACCAGCTCGGAGTTGGCTCGCCAACCCCAGCTCAACCTCACCGAGATCGGCCTCAAGAAAGGCCACAAGCTCGCCGAGGACGTGATGAAGGACATCCTTTCCGTTGTCACCAGCACGAACTTCGGTTCCGCTGTTCACACCGGCCTCGCCACCAACTTCGACGTCTCCGATGTCATCGACATCCGCCAAGCGTGCGACGAAGCCTACTGGCCGCAGATCAACCGCTCGCTCTTCATCGACGCGAGCTACGACGCGAACCTGCTTAAAGACACCAACATCCGCAAGGCGTTGGAGTTCGGCGGCAGCGAAGCGATCCGCCAGGGCAACATCCCGCAGATCGTCGGCTTCAACTACTTCCCGACCACGCTGATCCCGTCGAACAGCCAGAACCTCAAAGGTTTTGCCGTCACCGACAACGCGATCCTCGTGGCCTTCTCGCCTGTGCCTCCCGCCGGCGCCCTGGCCAACGTGGTCAACTACCAGAGTGTGACCGATCCCGACACGGGTCTGACCGTCGAATACCGCTCCTGGGCGGACGCCGACACGGACAGCACCCGCGACGTGATCGAGGTCAACTACGGCTACGCCAAAGGCGACGAAGCCGCCCTCAAGCGCATCGTCAGCGCGTAATCCGCGTGCGACTCGCTATCACCTGTTTCACCTCGGGGCTGGAGACCAAAGTGGTCTCTGGCCCTGAGCCTTTTACGGCGGCCAAGGATAAGCTCCGCGCCGCCATGCACTCGGGCCACGCGCCTGGCGTGTGGGAAATCTGGACGAGCGACGGAATTTCTGATCGCTTCACTTTCAAGGGGCCGCAACCCGGTATCGACGCCGCAGCGCCCGAGGCCGCGACGGACGGCGGTTCGATTCCGCCCGACTCCACGCCCGTGGAAGATGCGCCCGAGCCCAGCGAAGAGCCGAACAACTTCGCCAAGGTCGGCAAGCGCCGCCGCTAATTTTTGCCTCCGCAGTAGCGCCCCGCTCGAGGTTCGTGTGTTCGCCTCGGGCGGGGTTTCTCTTTGACAGGCGATAAAGATCAAATGTTGCGCGACACCATCATCGCCCTCGGCGCCAAAGTTGCCGACGAAAGGTTTGCCATCTACGGCGAGCCGGTGACGTTTCGCGGACAGACCATCACCGCCGTTGTCAGCCCCGGCAACCCCACGCTTGACCTCGAGATGGGGGGCGGGCGCGAGCGCGGCACGGTGCGCCTTCAGTTGCCCAGCACAGTCAACCCGCGCCCCGCGCCCAAAGAGCCCATCACCATCCCAAGCCAGGGGCGCAAAGTCCGCATTGAAACCGTCCGCATTGCCCCGCCCGCCGGCGGTGGCGTGTGGATGATTGACGCTTATGACTCCGGCGAATTTTGAAGCCGCCTTTGGCTCGGCCTTGGTGTCCGTGGTCGATAACGCGCAGTGGCCCGTCTTTGCGGCCACCCGCGACGGTGACGTGCCTGACGATAGCTGTGTGATCGTGCGCTGCGAGAATGGCCGCCACATCGCCGGGGGCTACATCCAAGCCGAGATGGAGGTCATGGTCATGTCCTCCTCGCTTATCCAGGGCGAGGTCGAGACGGCCAAAGCCATCGCCGCCGAAATCTACGACTGGCTGCGCGGCACACCGGGCGCGTCCGGGCCAGGGTTTTCCCTGGCTGGCGTCCATGTGACCAACCTTCTTTCCAACGACAACGATCGTCGGTGGGCCCAAAGCGTGCAGTTCACTTGCGGCTTTTCGCCCGCGTGATTTGACACCCCTCCGAGGGCATGGCAGCGACTTTTGGAGCAGGAACAGTTCCCAACGGAACCGCAGTTGGCACCGATGGAATTTTGCGCAGCGTCACGACCAAGGAGTCGGTTGATACCTTCCCCCTGCGCGACGGCACGGGCGTCACCAAGCAGCTTGTTCCCGGCAAAACAAAAACCACCGAGATTACCGTCGAATTTTACGGCAACCCGAATTTGGCCAGCGTCAGCGCCGGCGCCTTTACCGTAAACACGCTCAAAATGGTGTCTGCCAAACTTTCAGAATCCAACGAGGGCGTTCCTGAAGGAACCCACGTTTACAAATCCTACTCTGCAATCTAAGCCATGTCACTCGAAGTCGGAATCACTGAAGCCTCTGAAACTCTCACGCAAAGCGTTGAGATCGAAAAAACCATGTCGGAAGTGTTCCGCAAAAACGCAACCGGCGAATTTGGCGCGGCGCACGCTTTCGACCCGATGATTACTGGCACCATCACCGTGCTGGGCACAACGGAAGACGAAGTTGGCGGCGACCTTTCGACCAGCCTTGCCAGCGTTTCCGCCGGCGTGACCATCGTCACCGAGAAAACCGTGACCAAGCGCAACGACAATTTTGACGAGACACAAATCTCGTTCATGAACGCGCCCGGCGCCGATTAATCACGCGGCGCAGGCGCCGCACCACTTTTTATGCAATCCCAATCTGTTTTCCACATCGTCCGCGAGGAAATCCCCGGCACCAGAGACGATGCCGCGAGCCGCAAGGCCGCCATTGCCAGCAATGACACTTCGGCTGTGGCCGGCGCTGCCGCTGCGGGTGTGGCCATCAAAGACTATCACCGCATCATCGAGCCAACGGTCGATGGGGCCGACACCAAAACCGTGACGGCGTGGAACCTCCAACAAACCGAGGTTTCTTTCAGTCCTAACTTTGCCGAAGAAAAAGTCCCGACTGGCGAGGTGATTCGCCGCATGAAAGACACGGCGTGGCAACAGGCCAACCCTGACCACCCGATTGCCTACATGGCGCAAGCCATCGAAGCCTACAAGCGCCTCGTTCGCGCCATCCGCGAGAAGCGCCCCCTGGTCTCTTTTAAGCGTGGCAGCGCCACGGCCTACCTCGTGCTCGGAGGCGACGAGCAGAAGGGGCGGAAGCTGTTGGCCAAGGCGCGATTCAGCCAGGACGAGATTGAAACGATTTGCGCTCAAATTTATGGAAAACACTGAATTAGCCAGAGAGGCCGCCGCAATGGCGGCCGTGGTCACGCCCGAAGGTGGCAGCCAGCTCGCCGAAAACATCATCATGCGCCCGATTACCGGGGGCAGCGCCTCGATCTGCGCCCTGACGGGCAACAAGGTCTACAAATCCCTGATTGAAAATAAGCCGATTTCAGAGGCCGAGGATTTCGATTTGCTGGCCTTCCTTTACGTCCACTGCGCTGATCTGGCCAAAGTGCGCCGAGCCGCCCTTAACCCGCCTCTGTGGCAGGCGTCCGTGTTGGAATGGGGCGAAGACCTTCCCTTTGCCGTGTTGGTTGGGGCGCGCGCTGCGCTCGATCAGTCGCGCGAAATGTTGGCTGCGGTCAAATTCGACATTGAACCGAAGCCCTCGGCCTCGGGCGCCAAAGAGGAACCCGCACCCCCAAACTAATTGAGCCGGCATGGATCGCATCGCGCGTTTTCATGCTGGCCAAAGCGACAGGATGGTCGGAGCGATTTATTCTGTGGGAGCTACCACTCGTCAGGCTGGTCAGCTACGAGCACGCCAACCTTCGGGCCAACGACATCTGGACGGTTCACAATGCGCCCATCACCGAGCAGTCAATAGCACCTGTGATCGGTTTCTTTGACGCCCCAACCATAGAAGGCGACGAGACCGATGACTATTAAGATTGATACCCGCAGATTTGAGGGGGCTGTTCGCACCTACAGCATTGCCGCCGTGAAAGACAACAAGCAGGCGCTGCGGGATGCTGCGCGCAACTTTATCGTCAAGGCGGCAGGGGTCACTCCACCGAGCGTCAACGGGAAAGCCGATGGCACGGCCAAAAAACGCGGCGAGGCCGTCATTCAAAACGACCTCGATCACATTTTGGTCGGTCTTCCGCCCAAACAATACGACCAGTTCATGGACATGGGCGGGAAATCCATCCGCCGCGAAATGCGCCGGAAAGACGGCACGGTCTATGTGACCGACAGCGACATTGCCACCAGCAACATCAAAGGCTGGCACAAAGAAAACCGCCGCGAAAACGGCCGCGTCCACCGCATCGGCCGCAAGACCCGCGACATCGGCCGCCACAAGAATTGGGATCGGGGCGTTGTCACGGCCGCCGAGCGCAAGGCTTACATTGCCAAAACGCTTCGGAAAGTCGGCACACTGGCCGCTGGGTGGAACGCCAGCGCGATAAAACTTGGAGCCAAGTTCCCCGCGTGGATCAAACGCCATGGCCATGGCAACGGAAGCAGTATTGTGGAAGTGACGCCGCGCGGCATCCGAATCGTCATGGAAAACGCTGTCGGATTTGCCACCAAGGTGCGCGGCCTCGAGCGCCGCATAAAATGGGCCTTGAACGCGCAGGCCAACGCGCTTGACAGGGCATCAAATGCAATCATGCGAAAAACGGCAAGGAGAGCAGGATTCCGATGAGCGCGATTAGGGCAGAAATGCAGCTCAACGCTGCCCCGTTCCTCGGGGCCATCCAAGGCGTCCAGCGCTCGGTTCGTAATTTTGCCGCTCTCACGGCGGGCCTGACTGGCGCATTTTTTGCCGCGCGGGCGGCCATGGCTGGATTCACTTCGGTGGCCATGCAGATGAAGGGGGCTTTGGATTTGGGAGGGCGATTGAGCGATCTTTCGGCGGCCACCGGCGCCACGGTCAGCGAGTTGGTTTTGCTTCGTCAGGCGTTTCAAAACGCGGGCCTCGGGGTGGAAGCAGTAGGCCCGATGGTGGCCCGCTTTCAAAAAGCTCTGGCAGGGGTCAACGAGGATGGGCAAACGACCGGGCAAGTTTTGGAAACTATCGGGCTGAACACTCTGGCGCTGTCCCGCATGAGCCTGGAAGACCAGTTCGTGCAACTTTCCAAAGCCTTTTCCAGCATTGAAGACCCGGCCGAGCGCACGGCCATGGCGATGAAAATTTTTGGCCGCAGCGGCGCCGAAATGTTGGCGATCTTCCGTGATCCGCAGGCTTTTGCCACAGCCGCCGCACAAGTCGGCGATCTCGGTGGCGTGCTTGAAGCCAACGCCGCCAGATTCGATTCAATTTCCGACGCCATCGGCGCCGCGCAAACCAAGCTCGATCAATTCTTTGCCGGGTTCATGTCCGAAGTTTCAGGGCTTGATGGGGTGCGCGCCTTGGCCGAAACCGATTTCACAGGATTCGGACAGGCTCTCGGAGCCGCCGCCCGTAGCGTCGGCGAAATGATGGCCAGCCTTCGCGCTGTCTTGCCCGTGATTGCGACTTTTGGTGCCGCGCTTTTGGCTAATCGCCTTGGTCTGACCGACACCATTGTGGCGGCAGGGACGCGAGTCCCGGCGGCGATGGGAACACTTTCGGGCGCATTTTCTTCCGCCGCTTCGAGAATTGCTGCGACCGGCGCGGTGGCGCGCACGGTCTTGAATGATATTTCTGCTCAGAGCCGCGCCGCCGCCGCATCAGCCGCAGCCCTGCCGCCGATTACAGTAAACATCGGGGCATCGTTCCGCGCCATGCAGGCTTCGGTCGTTTCGTCCATGGCTGCAATTCGGGCGCAAGTTCAGACCTCGATGCAGGCGGTCGGAACATCGGCAGCCAGCGGAGTCGCCTCGGCCCGAGCGGCCTTTGCTCAAATCCCTCAAGCGATAGCTTCGGCTTTTGCTACGGCCTCGACTTCAGCGCGCGCCGCTTTCTCGGCAGTATCGACCAGCGCGCAATCTTCATTTTCGGCCACGGCCGCCTCGGCTCGCGCCGCAGCAAGCGCGGTGCAATCCGCTTTTGTCAGCGCAGGGACGGCTGCTCGGATAGCCTTGGCCAACCCCCAAGCGTCTGCCGCCGCGCTGGCCTCGGCGACAAACGCAGCCATGGGCTCGGCCTTGACTTCAGGAAGAACGGCTGCCGCAGGCATTGCCGCCGCTTTTCGCGTCAGCTTGGCGCAAACGCGAGCCGAGTTTGGCGTGCTGGCTGGAATTGCTCGCGGGGCTTTTGCCTCAATGGCCACGGCTGCGCGAACCGCCGGCGCGGCCATGAAAGGCGCTCTTATCTCAACGGGTATCGGGGCGGCCGTTGTCGCCATCGGCATGGCCGTGGAAGCTGTCATGGCCAAGTTTAATCGCCTCCAAGAGGGCACTCGTTCCTTGCAGAACGTGGGCAACGACATGGCCCGCAGCCTAACATCCAACGCCACCCGAATCCGCAGCGTGGCCAGCGAAGATGATCGCGCCTCCGTGGCGGCCGACTTGGACACACAGATCGAAGAAACGCGCAGGCGGGTTTCGGGTCTGGCCGACGAATTTGAAAACATCTCGCCCCAAGCGTTTGCCGAAATCGAATCGACCTTGGGAAGGCAACTTAATCTGTTGCAAAGACAGCGCGAAATCTTGTCCAACCTTTCCCCGGAAATTATCGCCGCCAATGCCGAAGAAAAACGACGCGCCGAGGCTTTGGCCCAAAGCAAGCGCAACGCCGAAGAACTGGCCAAAGAACTTGAACGCGCGGGACAAGAGCGCGACTCGCGCATGGATCAGCGCGGCCTTGAGGCCATGCCGGCGGCAGAGGCCGAGGGCGCCCTATTGCAACGCGCGGGGGCCAGTGGGCTTGAATCCCTTCAGGCTTACATTGCCAAACAGCGCGAGCGCGGCAATTTGACTGACGCCGAAAAGCAAAGGCTTTTGGAGCTTTACGATTTGGAGGAGCAAATTCTTGCCGTGCAAAAGCGCAAGAACGAAGAAAGCCGTCAACAAACCGAACAGGACACGCGACTCACCAACGCCCGCGAAGCCTTGGCGCTTGAAAACGAGCGCATTGCCGCCGAGGCAAGCGGCGACGCTCAAAGAGTCAGACAAATCGAGACCGAGCAGCGGACTCGCCAGACTGCCGCGCAGCTTGTTTCTGACGGCATGACAGAAGCCGAGGCGCGTGCGGTAGCAGAAAAACAAGCCGAGCTGCAAAACATCGCCACAGACGCCCAACAACAAACACAGCGCGACCCGCTCATGGTGTCCGACGCGCAAAGAGCAATCGGTCTTGGCGGCAACTTTTTCGCCGAACAGCGCCGGCCCCAAGAGGAAATGGTGCGCCGTCAGGCAGATGCCAACCGCCTATTGGCTGACATCAAAACTCTTTTAGGCAAACAAGGCCCGCGCGTCTTGCTGGCCGAAACCTTCGACTAATATGGCAAATCAAGCACTTCTCGGATTATCAGCCGTGCGCGAGCGCACCGGCGCCACAACGGTCACGGCTAAATTCTTGGCCTCGAGCTTGGACGAGGGGCTAACCACGGCCGCCACCGGCGACTACAACGGCTTTATCCGCACGCAAGTCCGCGTCGATCAAGACGAGAGCGGAACAAACTACATTGTCACCGCCACTTACGAGGGCGGCGAGGAAGGTGGGGGCGGTGGGGGCGGCGGCCAAAGCGGCGACGATGATCCTTCCGACGTTTATGACTGGTCGCCCAGCTTTGAGCAGGCCGACATTCTGACTCATCCCAAAATCGACAACCTTCTCAAAAAATACGAAGGCACCATAGATCCTGAAAACGGGACAATTCGGTGGGCCGAAGAGCTAAAACAGTCGGCCGCTTCAGGTCTTGGTGGTGGCAACAACCAATCGACCAAAAACCCCATGCTGGGAGTGCGTGAGTTTTTGTCGTTGGGGGGCGTGTGGTCTCGCAAAAAGCTCTACAACGAAATACCGCCCGAAATCTTTACCAGCGTGGGCAAAATAACCGAAAGCGTGCCTGGCGGTCTGCCAGACCCCGGCAATCGCTTCTGGCTCACCATGCCACCCATCGTCACGCAACGTGGCAACAAGTGGGAAGTGACCGAGCGTTGGATGTTGAGCGGCGTGGACAGCGACCGCGCCAAAGAGGCGGCGAAAGACATTTACGAGGCAGGGGGCGGGCGGGGGCTATGATCGACGAGCTTGAGCGTCTGGCGGCCAGGCGTGGCCAGCGCGTCAAGCCGCGTCTAAAATCTTTTCTGGCCTGGCTCAAAGCGCATCGCATCGAGTCTGGCCAAGGCATCCGCATCAGGCGAACCATCAACGGAACGATCGTTTCGGCGAACATTCCGAATCCCGTTTTTTTGGGAGCGTTTACGGTTAGCCTTGTCGATGGTGGCCAATTTTCCGTGGCGCGCGGTTTCGTCAATGGTATCGAGCCAAAAATCAATGGGGTGCCCATCACGGGCCAAGAGGAGAAGCCGCGTCCAACGCTCAAGGTTCCGCAATCCTTCGACCAGAGCGGAAGAGCTTGGGCGCTGGTCGAGGTAAAAATCAACGAGCAGACACTACGCATCGACCAAGAAGACCCAGAATCTGTTGTCATCAAGGCCGACAAGTCACTGGCCTTGGGCGATCGGTTGGTCGGCCGGCATCCAATCGCCATGTTTGTGCAGGCCGACGGCGGCCAAATCATCAAATACCAGCTCAGTTATTTTTCCCTGCGGCACGCTTTCAACAAGCGCCACTTCTTTGTCCCAGCCTAATGACAACGCTGACGGCCGAAGAGTTCAACGCGGGGCTGGACGCGGCCAAGCAGTTGGTCTTGCACCCGGGCAGCGGTGTGCGGATTTTCAATTCAAGCAAATCGCAAGTGGTAACACTTTCGGACGAGGCGGGAGCACACCGCCATCCGTGGTTTGTTAGCCTGCGTTGGTTTGATAGCGGGGGCTGGCATTTCAACGTGAAGCCGGGCTTTGTCAACGGCATTGACCCCATCGTGCCGGGCACCGCACCCGATCCCACCAAAGAGCAACCCGAGCCCGCCGATCTTGGGCTGATCGAGGTTCGATGGATTAAGGCAAGCGCAACCCGCTCCATTGGATTTGGTGAAGAAATGGTGCCTGCCTTTTTTGCCGATAAAGACGTGCAAAGCCTAAAGAAAAACGCCCGCCTGACAGTGGAAAATTTCGATAGCACAAGCGCGCAGGAACTTGGCGACTCCATTGTCGGCCGCCGCAAACTTCGGGCCTTCGACATTGTTCTGGCCGTAGCGCGCGCGCAGCTTGTTTCTGAATTGCAGGTTTCCGATGCAACGGGCGCTACTGGCACCGTCTTTCGATACCAGCCACGCTATAACACGGGGTTCGTGGACAGGGTGGGCGGTCGCGCCCGATTGGCCGCGCAACAAAAGTTTCAGCAAGTCCAGGCGCCACCGGCACTGTTGCGCCTTCTCAACTTGGCGGAAGACGAGCCCGAAGACCGAATCTTGGTCGCAACGTGCTATCTCCTATCACCTGCCGACTTTGAAAAAGACGAGCCCGATCAAAGTTGGGACACTTACGTCGAGCACAAGCTGTTTTGGAATCTGGCCCACGCCGCCCGCAACGAGGTGCCGCAAGTCATCCCGCGAGGCGAGCAGTTTGTCACAGGGCTGGCGGGCGGGTTGGGCGATCTTCTCATCAACCAGTTCTCCGCATTGAATCAGGCGCTCTCCGAAAACGCCGAACGCATGGTCAAGCGCGACGAGGTGGGGGGCAAATTCTGGAGCGTGTAGCCATGGCCGACGAATTTGGACTCAACAAGACGGCGCGGCTGCAAGCCCGCCGAGCCGATCGGCAAAAGAAAGACGCGCCGCTGCCGCTCAATCCGCCATTTCCTTACGAGGTCATTGCGTTTGATCCCGTCTTTTTCGGCGTCGAGTCCTATTCCGACCAGCCGCCCAACACTTTGACAAATCCCACACCTTAAAATGCGCCAGCTCTTATTTGCCAACCTCACGCGCAGGACGCTTTCCGCCACTTTGACCGGCGACAGCTTTACCTTTCCCGCCGTTGTCGCGGGCGACTCACTTGGACTTTCCCTTCGCTTCTTGGCGCAAATCGGCGGAACATCTCCCGAGGAAGTGTTTCCGAAGATTCGCGGGGTGCGCGCTTCGGTTGGCTTTGTCGATCGCCGCCCCGAGCGCGGGACGTTTTCCATAAAGCTGGGCAGCGGTTCCTCAACATCGGACAACACGACATCGGCCCTGACTTTCAACGCCACGGCCGCGCAGATCAAAGCCGCGATCAACGCGCTGTCGGCCGGCACTGGCGACTTCGATGTCACGACTGACGGAGGTTCATGGATTATCCGCCGCACGGGCGGCGAGCAGGCGACCCTCTCGGTGGTCAACAACACGCTTTTCCCTGTCAGTTTTGGCCGCGTCTTTGCCTACCAAATCGACGGCGAATGGTTGCATGAGCTGCGACTCGTTCAGGCGCCGCTCACGCACACCGACAGCTTTGAGCGCGTGCTGCCGCAGGCGCCGACCGTGACCAGCGTCCAAGACGGCTACACCGACCCATCGAACACCTACAAAGCGGCCGAAATTCAAAAGCTAACCCTGCCACCCGACTTTCGCGGAACCTATCAACTTCGCTACGACAGCACCTACAAGACGAGCCTGCTTGACCCGGCAGACGGCCCCGAAGAGATCCAGGACGCGCTCAACGCCATGTTCGCTACGATTGGCAGCGATCTCAGCGTGACCGTGACCAACCCTACCGCCGGGGAGGCGCTTATTACCTTTGACGGGAAGAACTTCAACGGCATCGACCTTGACTTGCTCGAGGTGGTCGTGGCCTCGGCGCCGCTCGGAGATCCGACCATTGAACTGGATTTCAACACCGCCGAAGTGTGGACGGCGCTTCGCTCGGTCGAAAACATCACGGGCCTGCCGCTCGAAGTGGAGCTGGATGTCTTGGACGATTCGGCCACAGGCGACAACGATTTGTCTGCGGCCTTTCGCACGGTCAAAATCCAGACATCGCTTCCGCTTCGCCGCGCCGTCTTTTTTCCGAGTCTTGGCACCGCGCAGAATCCCAACTGGCTGCAATCGCCCTCCCCGAAGGACTATGTGCCGTTCACTCCGAGTCAGATCATCACCGGCCTGCAAAGCTACACGGCCGCTTTTGGCAACGGCACTTCGACAACCTACAATTTCGCCCACAACCTCGGCACGGCGGCCTTGCACTTGACCGTCCGCGAGAACGGCGGGACGAATCTTCGCCTGGCCGACAACACCTACACGGCCACCTTCCCGACGGCCAACACGGCCACGCTGACTTTCGGAACGGCTGTGGCCTCCAATAGCCTTGCCGCGACGTTCACAGCGGCCGGCCCTGCATCTGTCTTTCAAGCACACACGCACACCATCCAGCAAATCGTCGGCCTCGAGGCGCTACTCGAGGCACTTGGCCAGCGCGTGGACACCTTGGAAACTCTGGTCGGCGTAAATGGCGCCGGGGCCAGTGTGGCCGGGACTCTTTCGTCAACGCTTTCGCTTCCTCCCGTGGCCGATGTTTTCCCGCCCGCGCGGATTCGCGGTGAAGGCGCCAAACAGCGCGTCACCTTGCCACCCCTGCCGCGTGCGCTCTACAGCGTTTCGACGCTCAACCTTGGCACCGCCACCGAACTTCCCGAGGCCAACACGGCCAGCGGGTCGGTCTATTCCTTGGGCTCCACGGAAATCTTCATGCCGGCC